TTGGACTTGCCGGACAAAATATATCAACGTCATTTTGTTGATCTTTCGCCAAAGCAGCGCAAGTTGTATGATTCGCTGAAAAAAGACTTTGTGGTTGAGTTGGAAGGTGACGTAATAGACGCACAGGAGGCCATAACAAGGCTCCTACGGCTGCAACAGATAGTTTGTGGGTGGTTTCCCGCCGAAGAGAAAGCAAGGCCCATAGACGACAAGAATCCTAGGCTTGAGGCTCTGAAGGATTTGCTGGGCAACATTGATGCCAAGGTGATAATATGGGCACGTTTCCGAGCCGACATAGCGCAGATCGAACGGATGTTGGGCCACAAGGCTGTGAGCTACCATGGTGGCGTGTCGAACGACATGAGAGCCAAAGCTGTTGACAGCTTTCAGAATGATCCTAGTGTGCGTTACTTCATCGGCCAACCCCAATCAGGGGGAATAGGCTTGACGCTGACAGCTGCGTCTTATGCGATATATTATTCCAACAGCTTCGACTTGGAAACAAGACTTCAGTCGGAAGACAGGTGCCACCGCATAGGCACAACCCAAAACGTAACATACATCGACATCGAGAGTCCCAAGACTATTGACTCAAAGATCATCAAAGCTCTGCGGGACAAAAAGAACCTAGCAGATGTTGTGACCAAAGATCCGGTGTCTTTTTTCTTGTCGGAGGAGTGATGCAAGAACTTTCTGCATATGAACAAATGCAACTTAGGTGGTACAAATTTCGAGTGGATGAGGCTCAAGACAAGAGGTTCAACAAAGACGCACCAGAAGATGCCAAAAACAAATACCACATGGCCAGAGAAGACCTGAAAGAATTTGTTAGAGAATTAAGAGAAAAAGGGAGAAGAATATGAGTGAAAGCAGTTTCTGGGCATTGTTGCGGAACAACCTTCCGCTAAAAATGTACCGTGTTGAGAACAGAGTCATGCGTGGGATGCCAGATGTTCATTATATTTTGAACGGCAAGACTGGGTGGATAGAGCTGAAATATATCGAAGACTGGGCCAAAAGAGGCAGGTTCACCAGTGGCCTAAGATCAAGTCAAACATTCTGGGCAGAACAACACATCATTGAAGGTGGCAAGAGTTGGTTCTTGTTCCGCATTGGCAGAGACTTCATGATATTGATTGATGGCCAGAAAGGCAAAAGGCTGCTAGAAAGACCCGCCAAGAAGGATGTTGTTGAAATGGCAACATGGCACAAGCAAGGCAACATGTCGTCCGAAGATTGGATTGAATTGGCCAATGTGATAGCTTGTTAGAATCCACCTTTCAACCCATCAAGGATCTCATTTAGGGTTGGGCGTTTATCTTTCTTTTCATAAACGCAACTGAAAACTTTAGGACACTCAGAGAAACTTTGGGTTGGGTAATGATACCCCAGCCCACCGAAACCTGCGGTGAATCGGTATACACAAATTTTCTGGTCTGTGTTTGGATCCGTTATTCTTTTCCAAAGGTGACACTGAACGTGCGTCGGGTTGGCGACTCCTGCCAACGCTACAGAAACAATCAAACTCGCTAACATTAGCTGATCCCCAAGTAAATAAGATAAATCCCTCCCCCTAACAATGATATGATCCCTAGCGAAAGTGCAGCTATGGCCATATTGTTCTGAATCTGACGCTTTGCCTCCATGGCTCTGTAAACTGTCTCTTCCCGATCAGCGCGTATTTTCCGACGCATTCCAAGCATCTCATCATAGGTTCCCAAGCCGAACCTGTAATCTAACATAAATTTTATCTCTTTTTCTTTCTCAAGCAAAGTCTTTTTTCGGACGATGATGTCCATGGCTTCTTGCTCGATGTTTTCGGAGCCATGAGTCTTTTTGTCTAGCCAAGTTGGATTTTTGCGTTGGGACTCCGCACGAGTGATGTCTGCGACTGCGCCATACCATGCACCAAGCTGCTGAGAAACATCGTGTATTTCCCTGCCAGCACCGACAAGCATTTTGACGCCTTTGAAAGCGGCATTGGCAGCAGCGAAGGCTGTGACAGGATCAATCATCTATTCTGACAGCAGAGCTGCCCTATCCTCTTCAGACAACCCTTCTATTATGCTCTGCAAAGCTGGGGAGCTTTGAGGATTGATTGTCTCGATAACTTCTGGTTTGGTCTCAGCTTGAATTGCTGTGCTGAAGAGAGGTGCTTTGGCTCTGTCGAGGTATTGTCGGACAATTGCTTGAACTTCTCTGCGCTCGAAACCACCTTCAATTGCTTTGACTGCGCCGCCAGCTCCAGGAATCCCAGCAACAGTATTCAAAAGACCACCCCTGCCTAGTTCCCCCAATATGGTGGTGGCTGTTCCAGATGGGTTGAGTTTTATCTCTGCCCAGAGCGTTGGCATCACGTCATTGCGGAACTTAGCTATCTGTGCGAGCTCTTCTTTCGAGAAAAGCTCATTGATGACAGCTTTGTTCTTGCCGAAAACATCTTTGTAATTGTTCACGATGTTCGTTCTTGTTACACCAGACCTACCAGTGCCAGCGAAAGCTCTTTCAAGAGTTGCGTCTTTCATTAGCCCAATGATCTCTTGGTATTCTGCGGAGCCTTCCCCGAGAGTTGACTTGAGCTTGCGGATGACAGTTGGAACCGCATTGGCTGGAGCGAACTTGTTGTGACCGAACAATGCCCCGACCACCTGCTTGGGGTTGGCTTCTGTGTTCGTAATCATTTCCAAGATCTTGTTGGCTGCTCGGACTGATGGATTTTTGCTGCTTTGCTTTCCGGTCAGACCCATATACTTCGTGTAAATCTGCCTAGATTGCTGCAGCTGATCTATTACACTTTGATCCCCAAACATCAACCCACGCTCTATTGCGGTGTTGTAGGCTTCGTTAAGCTGATTCTTGAGCATTGTCAGCGCACGACCTTCAGCAGCATTACCACCAACTGACATTGCTTTTTCGATCTGGATGTTCAAAGCTCTTTGGTAGTCGTCGATAGCCTTCAGCGGTGCACCTTTGAAGTTTGGATTTTGAGCTATTTTGACTAACTTTTCTAGCTTTTTCATCTGCTTGGAAAGATTAGGCATTTCAGCACGCATCGCTGGTCCAACCTGTTTGCGCAACATCGCTATAGCGTCGCTGGCAGTTTCCATCAATCCACGCTGAGAAAGAACTGGCTTGTTAGCAGCCTCATCAACAGCTTTGTAAGATTGACCTGCTCGTGTTTTTATTTCTTGCGCTGCTCTCTGAGCTGCTGATTGTATTCCTTCAGCTGCTGCTGTGGGAGTGTCCAGAGCTTCGGCGACCATTGGGTCGCCTGAGCCCATCCTAGACCGAAGATCTTCAGCATCCCCTCGAATTTGATCCAACTGACGCCTGTCGAATCCTCTGAGTTGGTCGCTGGCTCCAGCATCTACTCCCGCTGACCTGCGCAAAATGTCTTCACGTGCAAGATCCGAAGAAGCCAAAGTGTCCAGCTGCCCAGTCTCAGGATTAGGCAACTCACCAGACCTTTGGCCCTGAGTCATTATGTAGGGGGAACTTTGATTCGGTGTTGGGCGCATGAATCGGGGGAGTTGAACTCCAGCGACGTTAGCTGCTCCCCTGACAGGAGCCATAGCTGCCCTGCCTGCGAGCTTGAGTGCTGGTGGCAACACAACGTCTGCGGCAACCCCAACACCTGTCGCAGTGGCCACGTCTGTGGCTATATCACCTGCTGATCTGTCTTTCGCTTTGGTTGTCTCTGGAGTCAGCTGAGATTCAAGAGCTTGGGATCCAGCTTCAGTGGCTGCATAGGTTGGGATGCCTCTAAATATTGTTGAAAGGACAGTTGGCCCTCCACTGATCATAGCTGCGGGGAGCATCTTGATTGTTTCGCCAACGAATGTCCCAAAATCTTGCGAAGAAAATCCTGGCTTATTGACGTAATAAGGCTGTCCATTCCAGACAATCATAGGATTGCCGAACTTGTCTTGGAATCTACCGCCCCAACGCTCGTCACCTTTGAAAGACTTTTCCATTATTTCGCTCTTGCCGACATCGTCTCTGGCAAGGAATATTTTTATGTTGGGGATCAACCCTTCAATCAATCCAGGAGCATCACCACCCATGTCAGAGGCTTCTGGGATCTCTGGGAATTCAATCTCTTGGCCTTCGCCAGTGGCAGCATCTATCAGAGCAGACGGGATCTCTTGAACTTTTTCCAAAAGCGTAGAGTCATCTTCTTCTGCGAGCTCTTTCTCTTGCAGAGGCTTGCTTTTTCCTTGATTGGAGCCTACTGCTCCTGGAAGTACGAATTCATTTTCTTCTTCCATATCAGTCCCCTTGCCAATCTTTCACGACATAATAATCATCTAAGAAGCTCCCAGAGCCATCTCTTAGCCAGCCAGTATTAACAGCAACAGCTCCAGAAGGCAATGAATCCCACCAAGCTCGCAATTCAGCTGCATTATTAGGGTCACCTGTATATTTCTCGAATATTCCAGGGTCAACTTCTCTCATCTTTTTGCCTATGGCAGCAGTTGAGCTGTACTTTCCAGAGGTTAATGCGTCACGCTCTATGTCGTTCAACAACACCCCAAGCTCTGCAGACTTCTTGAACGTGTAAAGAGAGATGTAGTTGGCAAGCTCTGTATTTCCAAGATCAACAATGGCTCTTTGGTATGCTTTGAATTCCATGTCCGAAGTTGAGCCAGACCCAATAGGGCGCATTTTCGGGGCCAAGAAGTTGGATGCAGCTTGCAAAGTCTGTTGGTTGGCAACCATAGGTGCATCAGCATTGAACACATCAACCAAGAAACTCCGGAGGCCAAGCGTGGCATCTTGAAAGCCACCAGTCGGAACTCTCCCCAAACGGATCATCTCCATCAAACCTTCAACCCTCGGGATGACAGCATTCCGCTTGTCTATAAACCCGTCTTGAGATTTTGCAAGAGTTTCAAGACGTTTCTTTCTGTAGCCTACGAATGGAGGAGTTGAGCCTTGAACTGGGCTCTGGAGAAGATTGGTGACAATCCCATTGGTGACTTGCGGGACGAGAGCAATGTAGCTGTCACCTTTAATTATCGGCATTCCAATCTGCTCATCATCTTGAGCTGTTAGATAGTCAACAAAATAATTATACCGATCATTGTCCTCCGGAAGACCCAAAGAAGAAACATAGGATTTTGCTTCATCTTCAGACATATAAATAGCCTGTGATCCAGAGCCGATGGCCTTGACGTTTGATCTGGCTGTTGTAGGGGCAATAATTATAGATGCGGGATCCATCTTAGCCAAAGCTGCAGCGTCTGAATTAGTTAGAGTCAGCCTATCTCCTGCTTTGCCGAGTCCAGGAATGTCTGTTTGTAACTCGTATGTTTTGATTGTTGACGAGCCTGTGGCCTTGGGTGGCTTGATCGCTTTGGCTATGTTGATGGCAGTTGCAGGAAGCTTGGCTTCAGCTTCGCGCTTGGCCATTGCGTCTTTCATCAGGTATTGCGCTGGGACCAATGAGGCTGTTGAAGCTGCGCCCAGAGCTGTTTGTCCTGGCTTGGAGGCTTCAGCTGCCATGTTCGTGAAGAATTGAAAAGCCAAAAGAGCAGGATCAATGGGTTTGTATTCAGGAGATATCTCCCGAGCAATCTCAATGGCATCTTCCATCAAGTCTTTTCCACCCAAGCGATTCAAAGCACCTTGCGACATTCCGAGAAGGTCAGCGTAGCTGGTTCCAGCTGCTCCGATTGTTTCTTCATCTTCCATGTCGGCTCCTTATCTGTTGCCCATGTAATACGCACTGGCCAGAGAACCTAGTCCACCGATTGTTTGGCCATATATTGATGGTGCTTGAGCTGTCTGTTCACCTTGCTGCAAAGAGAACTGTCTCTGCTCATACGGAACGCCTTTGAGTGCACCGAGAGCAAAGTTAAGTTGCTGGTAGGGATATTGAGCTTGTTCTGTGTAGTCTGCAAATGCCAAGTCAAGAGCTGTCTGGTCTAGCCTCCGACGAGCCTCGCCAGCCCCTAAGAGGCCAGCTGCAGCTTGTTCTTGTAATCCTTGTACCATCGGAGCATAAGACTGCAAAGCCTCTGCCTCCCGAACTCTTGAAGCCTCTTCAGTCTCGAAAGCCTGACGTTGCCTGTCTTCTGCGGCCATCCTGCCAGCTCTATCAGCGTCAAACCTGCTGGCTGCGAATCCTAATCCTTCGGCTGCAGCCTTGGCTCGCAAGTCACCCGCCACCATAGCACCTTCTGAGCCTAAAAGAGCTTCTTGTATGCCGAGCCTTGAGCCACCGAATGCTCCTGCTCTGGCAGCTGCAGCTCTGGCATCATTCTGCCCGAGTCTTGTTTGCCGCTCTGCCTCTCGGACTCCTGCGTCTGCTGCGCCTTGATATATGTCTAAGAAAGGTTGAGCTGATTCTAAGCTGAAGTCAGAGCCCATGAGAGTGTCGTAGTCTTGTTTGGTGTAACCTTGGCCAAGACCTTTCGCAGCATCATAAGCAGTGTCCAAATAAGTTTGGTATTTCGTGGCATTGTCTCCGGAAAGCATGCCCATCGCTTGTTGCTCTTCTGGGGTGAGCTTGCTAACTGCGCCAGTTTCCGGATCAGTGTAAGACGCTATCCTTGCTCCAGTGTATTCTGGATATTCGCTCTTGGCCAACTCCATCGCTTGGTCGAAAAGTATGCGGCCACCAGCTGATACCCACTCTGGGATCTCTGTGCCTGAAAGAGTTGAGCTAGAAGAAGGAAGTGTTGTTGTTGTGCTTTGACATGCAGCGCCCATTTTACGTCCCCACGAATAAAGACCCAGCTTTTACTAGGCCAAGTCTTTCAAAAAAGTTGTCTTTGCGATCCATATCGCCGGAATAAACATGCCCCAACCGGACAGGAACCTTTGCTTCTTTTGCCATACCAATAAAATTTTTGACTAACTCATAAGCAACTCTGGTCTTTCGGCTGGCCTTAGAAACATAAAACCACATATCAGAAAGATGCCTTTCATCAGACCACCAGTCAGTGCTGATTATCCCTCCGATTGATCCTAATATTTCGTTCTTTTCGTCGATCGCCACGAACACTATGCCTCTGTGTATTGATTCGCTGATCTTGGCGACCAGCTTTTCACTGCTTATCGGTGAGACGGGAATCTCGGTGTTTTTATGCATCTCCATAAGAAGCGCAATAATCGCCGAAATATCGAGTGGCCCAGCTCTCCGAACATCCATCACATACCGCCCAAAGCACCCATCTGCGGAGCTGCTTGTTGTCCTTCAACCGCTTCTATAAGCTGCGCCAGCTCTGGGATCAACTTTATTAGGATCCGAGCAACTTCAGGGGTGATCGCTTCGTCCAACCGACCAAGCTCCTCAGGAGACATGTTCGACAATCGAGCCAAAAGAACTGCTGCAATCTCTTCGTCCGGCTGCATCATCGCTTCGCGTGCTCTCGGATCCATTCCAGCATCCATATTCGCTCCACGCATATCAGGCATTTGTTCGGCCATCTAAGCCTCCTTGGTTTTGTAAAGAACAGACCAGTCTGTCTTTTTTGTGAACGCGCCAACAACCCAGCATGCTGGCTCTAATATCTTCCGGTAAATCTTGCCTAGATAATCTGGCTTGGTTCTCTGGCCATATATGTAAGCAATCTCATTCGACCTGTGTTGGGCTAGGTGTTTCCACAAACCAACAAAGCGACCTTTGCGCATCTGCTTGACCATCCACACTGCCCAAACGTGATATCCATTGACGTGCTGCGGGGAAAGATAGTCTCTCGTGAATCGATAGTCAAGGATCACGCTCTGCCTGTCCATCAAGCCTTGGCGCATCAGCTCATTGCATATTACCCTTCCACCCAAAGCACCACCCAGCATGCTGCCAACAACTCCACCAATTCCTGGAAGTATAGCATTTCCGAGAGCCATCCCGATAGCAGAGGCTCCTGCAGACTTAGCTGCCTCTTTAGGCTTCTTGCCCATGAGCAGGTTGACTCCGAAAGCTGCCAAACCAGCACCACCAGCCGCACTCCAGTTGGCCTTGGCACCTTCACCCCAGAGCCTATTGCCCACACCTTCGAAGAATGTTGGTGGTGTTGAAGCTGATGTTATTGCTTCTGCGGCTATGTTACTTTCAACACCTTTTGGCAAGTTTTCAAGCGCACCAGCCTCATAAACTCTTCTGCCATTGACAACTTCTGAGCTGCCTTTGAGTGCATTATAAGCAGCCTCATTCCCAGTTGCTGCGGCTGTTGCTTTGTTCGAAAGCTCTGGGTAATAAACTGCATTGTCAGACAACCCAGTCTCTAAAATTTTGTAGCCAGCTTTGGTGCTGTCTGCAACTAGCTCGGAGGGAAGGTCTTTGAATGCACCTTTGGCTCCTGCTAACAGCTTGGCCCCAGAATCCCCAGACATGTATGGATCAACCAAAGCTGCCCCTGCAGAAGCTCCAACTGTCTGCCCAATCTGGCTCAAAGTGTCTCCGGTGACTTGCTTGCTGATCTGTCCTGGACCCATCATGCCTGTTGGTTGGCCTTGAGAGTCGACTAGCTTTTGATAATCCTCAAGCATCGAGTTGTCGAACTGGCTACTAGGATCAAAGCTCCGCTCACCTGTTTGGATCTGGGTCACCCAAGTCAGAGTTGGGACAGCCGCAGTTCCATACATTGTTTGGAGGTCAATGTTGGGATCTTGAGTGACTGCAGTGTTTTGGAAAACGCCATATTCAACAGGCACAGACTCCTCTTCAGTTGTCTCGCCTGTCAGTCCTGTCAATGCACCTGCTGTAGCCATGAAAGATTCCTTTGACTAATTTTAGTTTATATTGCGTGAGTAGTAAATCATTAACTTATCTCCAGCAATGATGCCACAACGTGCAACCTGTTTCCTGTGGCTGCGGTGACTTTTATTATCTCATCTTCTTGAACAACCAAAGGCTGCGTCAAAAGCTCAACAGTTGCATTCGCGCCCACAGCCTTGACTTTAAATAAAGAGAAAGTCGCAGGAGATGAGGCTGCGTCTGTTATTGTGACGGTGATTGTGTCGGCATTGCCGCTGTCTTCAGAAACAAGCAATGACTTGATCAGTGTGGTGGTCGCGCTGGGAGTCGTATAAAGGACAGTTGCTCCTGTTCCCGTCAAATCAACTTTCGCGTTTTTATAGTTGTTAGCCATTACCCAATGAACCACGCTGTAGCTTCAGCTTGCTCTGTGGCTGAATTAAGACCTGCTGAGTTGGCAAAATAAGTTGCCTGTTTTTCTAACTCGATTGTATTGGTCAAGCGTGCCATATAACTCCGGTGATACTCCTCTGGGGGAGTTGGCAACCTCAAAACTGCTAGTGGGGCTGCTGGCTGTGTCATCTTGGGCCATCCTGTCTCAAGTCAATTCTAAAATCTCCAAGCTGCCATTCGTCTTGGGTTCCTGTGCTTTGGAACTTTAAAGCTATCTGGCGACCTTTTGCTCTGGTGCTGATCTTTTCGGTTGTGGAAGTGATGTTGAATGGACCTTTGGAAGTCTCAGAAGCATTCGGGAACTTGCGAGTATTCATGAAAACTGAAACTGTGCTGTTGGCTCCCATTGTAATATCTGGGATTATCCTGTCAACCATATAAAGGTTGTTGCCTTCCGTCGTCATTTCTCTTGGCGCACCTTCAATAAAGCAATTCATAGCTGCGCCATCTGCGCTTGTTCCTGTCTCTTGATTATACAAATGACCACCTGCATCAAATGCGAATGGTTTTTCTCGAGAGCCAAACGCATCATTCCAGACCGTCCTGTCCATAGCTCCAATAGACCAAGCATTTTCAGCATAGTTGTAAGAAACATAACTGTCTGGCTCAGGATTATCAGCAGCTGTGTTCTGGTCAGAAACATAGAACCAAGTGACCTCGTTGAATTCAACATTATGACCGACTGCAGTCTTGTCGAAATAACGACCTTGCATTCTGTCGAAAACAAAATGTTTTACGGAACAAGGAATCTCTTTGACAACACCATCATAAACGTAAAAAGATCTGTTGCTCATCCAATATACATTGCCATCAATAGCGATCATCGAGTTTATGCCATTGGCACCAACTCCAGTGGCCAGCAATCGGAAAGAGAATATGAATGGTGCCCCCACGAACGTCATGCCATAAATAGCCTCGTCGGTGCTTATTATAGTTTCTTCTCGGGTGTTGACCATTGTGATTATTTTTGTGCCAACTTCCAACCGTTGATCACCAGCTGTGTTGGTTGCTGTTGGTGCAAACTTCGTGAAGTCTTCTTGAGTTGACCAGCGAACCAACATCGGATCCAAGTCACCAGAGCTCCCATCAGCTGCGACGTAAACGCTGGCCCCACCAGCTATGAAGTGTCTGTCTGGAAAACTAACGACAGACACTCTTATTTTTTCTGGGACAGAAGCTGCTCCGGCTATTGATGACACCAAAACTGCTCTGCTCGTAACATTAGAAGATGTGTCCCAATAATAAACATCACTCCCCCTGACCGTTGCAAGGAGGTCTTCTCCCCAAAGATTTAAGCTCCAAGCAGAACTTTCTAAGTTTACTTGAGATAGAGACAAAGATCTTGCCGTGTTCCACGTTGACTCACCCCATCCACCAACACCCCAACCCAGAGCAGGATTGGCGCTTTGTGAGCCCAACCCATCACTAGAGCCGATCAGGTATTTTATGTCTATTGTCGTTCCACCACCTGTGGCTCCGCTCGTTGCAGCTGATGGGGATTGTATTGAATAAGAATTAGTGTCAATGAAAGTTATTTGATAGCCAGACATTCTGTTGATTGTGTCTGCGGGGATCCCTCCTGTAGCGGTGGCAGAGTTTATTACAACAAAATCACCGTCTGAAGCTCCATGCGAATTATCGGTTACGGTGATAGTTGTGCTGCCATTGGTAACGACCAAAGGATTAGAGAGGTTGCTCGTGGTTTTCCGCAGTGGTGTTATGTCATAGATTGCATTGTTTTGAATTATGTAAAGATGGTTGTGCGTCCCGACAGCTATCCTATCAAAACCATCGACTGCTCTCCAGAAAACCATCTTCCGACCAATGCCAGTCAATGTGGCTTCAGTAGACGTTGTTTCTCCAGCAGGGTCTAATGCATAAAACGCATCTTTTTCCCAGCCACCGATCTTTTCTGGATATCCATTAACAAAACGAACAAGATCGCTGTCAACGTAAAATGGCCCATTCTTACCAGCAGAATATTCTGTGGTGTCCTTGACAATCCCTGAGTTATATTTTATCAGAGAAAAAGTCATATTAAAAAGCTAGCTCAAAATGAGGTGCATCTATGAATGGCCTACGACCTTGTGACCTGCGAATGTCAATGTAGCTGTTCATCGCATTCTCCGCAGTGCCCTCCCAATCCCCGAGAGAGTCAACTGTCCAAGCTGCGCCCCACTTGATCTTAACTCCAGAGGCTGCAGCAGCTTCTTTCATCGCATCAGCAATCTCGTCGTAAAGGTTGAGCTCCCAACGACCACCATCAACGTAAGCCATCAAGTCGACGGCATTGCCGTGGATGTGCTTGCTTTTCATTGTTTGGCTGGCACCTTTGGCGACAAGAGCTTTTTGCTCTTCTATCGTCCTCAACCCGCAAATCACTGAAAAGTCTTGTTTGGTGACGCCGATGGCGTACTTCACGACAGTTACCAGATTTTCGTTGACACCTTCTAGCCTTGATAGGCTTCGTTTTCCTAACTTGTATCCCATGGCTACTTCCCCGCATACTTCGTGATCGCACGATTCCCAAACCAAAAAGCCAAGACCGCACTGAACAGTCCGGACGTTTCTCCATCCCACATCAAGTCAACTGCTTGCATCCAATCACCACCAGCTTGCGTGACTTTGACCATGATCACAACTTTCGTGGCTACGAACAATCCGAAAAAGGCATAAGTAATGATAGGGCGAACGCTGCCCCTGAGAGCGTTGACAAAGCCTCCAGCGTCAATAGATCGGTCATGTGCATACAACCCTTTTGTTTCTTCGATGTCTGCCTTTTTATCTAGCTCAACCAGCTTCATTTCGCTGCGTCTTTGAGCAAGATCCGTTTCTATTTGCATCATTTCAATGCGGTGTTTTTGTTGTTGGTTTGCCTTGAAGTAATCCAGCACAGAAGGGAGAAACGATGATCCGAAACCTAGAAGGCTTCCTAGCAGTGCCATCATTTCTCTGATCCTAACCACACAGCGAATGCACCTGTCATAGCACCTGTCACAGTGGCAGTCAATGCAGTGGCCTGAGTGCTGACAACATCCTGTGGGAGAGACATGAACCACTCAATCACACGGATATACATAACCGTCATCACCAACATCATGAACCGAGGCATAATTTTCCATGCCAGAAACTTTTCCATAGTCATGCTCTTACCCCATTTTTGTTAGCACAGTGATAAGCATCAAGATGATTGCTGCACTGGCACCGATCATAATCGCCTCTAAACGCTTTACCCTCGTAAACAGTTCTTTGTGTTGTATGGTCACTTCCGTGCGAAGAGATGCAAAGGTGATATTTAAATCATCAATTCTGCTATGTGCAGAGGCTACTGTGCGTTTGTCCATTAAGTTACCTCAACCCAGCTTGTTTTGTCTTCATTCCAAGTGTATTTTTTCCCATCACTTGGATAGGCAACAGGCGATTCCCACAAACAGGTTGTTTCGTTTAGCACCCAACTTGGAAACGGTTGTGGTGCATAAAAAGCATCCTTATTACTGTCATATGTGTAGCCGACACCAGCATAGTTTTTCCGCAGAGGCGTGTTGCCTAGCGTATGCTGACCGCCGTGTGTATTATAACTGGTCTGAACCCAAGTGCCTGATTGAGTATCAATAAAGTCTTGCTCTGCTACAATGACTTGCGTGACAATTCCACCTTCTATTTTTGCAAAATGGCTCATATTGCATACCTTATGATAACTGTTCCAGAGCCACCTGCCGCACCAGAGCGTTGCCATTCTTGGCAACCGCCACCTCCGCCGCCTGTATTAGCTGATCCAGCCGTTGGATTTACTGTACCAAGTGCTGGGTTATTTTCACTAGCTCTATAACCTCCGTGTCCACCGCCACCCGCACCCCCAGAATTTAATAGGTTAGCGTTAGTTACGTTTGGACTGTAAGTCCCGCCACCGCCGCCTCCTGCTCTTGTAACTGACGAACCAGAAATTACAGAGGCTAAACCTGCACCCCCAGCACCTCCCTGCTCAGGATTGGTTGATGAGTAGTTGCCAATTGTGCCTTGGTTGTTTGTGCCAACCGCTGATGCACCGCCGCCGCCACCTCCATGTGGAACACCCGCCCCCGATGAAGTGGACTTACCTCCAGCAAAACCTTGCCCAGACGTACCCGCACCCCCAGCAGTATTGGGATAACCAGAGCCGCCGCCTGATCCCCCAACTTTACCTGCGTTGGTTCCCGCTCCACCTCCCTGCCAAGAACTACCACCTCCGCCGCCTGTAGATGTCACAGAATTAAATGAAGAATTTGAGCCGTTGGTGCCAAAACCACCACTACCATTCCCGCCTGATGCCCCTCCTGCGCCACCTGCGCCAACGGTTACGGTATAGCTTCCTGCGCTAACGCTCATTCGACTTTCGGTAGATGCACCACCCCCAGTATTTTCTGATCCAACAGAAGAACGATAACCGCCAGCACCGCCACCACCTGAGTGCTGCGTTCCACCACCGCCACCACCAGCAATTATTAAAAATTCAATACCGGAAGATTCGCCAGAGTTTACTGTAAAAGTACCACTACTTGTAAACGTGTGGATTTTAAAACCCCCTGCTTCAGTGATAGTTCCGCCAGTAGCATCTAATCCACCGCCGCTTGTAAAAGCACCGAAACCTAAAACTTGATAACCAAAACTCATGTCAAGCTCCTACGCATCGTTTGCTGCATCGGTAGTGAAGAATAGTTTAATGCCCAACAAACGAGACACGCCAGTAAATGTATCGCCTCCCGCATTAGCATCTCTAAATATTTGGAAATAAGATTGCGTATCAACAGCAGCATTTGTAAGGGTTACGTCCCCGCTAACAGCAGAAACCTGTTGATCTTCTACCGTGCCTATCCCTGCGTCTGTAACAGTTACGGCTGTACCAAACGCAACATCTATAGTGGCACCATCGGCAACCGAAACGCCCTGCAAGCCCCAGATGCAATTGCCAGTATTAGTGGTGCTAGGTGTCCAGAATACTTGGAACTTTATCGTGCCTTCATTCCAACTTTTTGGAAACGCTATTGAGAACTGAGCAAAGTCATCTGCATCGGCTGCAAAATCTAAGACTTTCATATCAGGGCGAAGCGCGGTGGTCTCGACTTGAGTAAGGTCAGAGCAAGGATTAGTTGTGCTGGGATACATTGCGGCTGCAGGAACCCAAATGGTTTCTAAGCCAGCCGTCTTAGCTACTTTCCCGTCAAGCTGATTTAAGTCAGCCGCTGAACTGGTCATTGCCGTAGATGCAATTGTAAGCTGGCCCTCTGGAACAATTAACCCTGCACCGCCACCAAGAATTAAATCATCAGCACTCGCGTCCCATTGCATAAAAGCACTGGCAGTATCTCCAAAAAACTTAACGTCATAACCAGTATCATCAACACCTACCGTTAAGGTAGCGTCTAGCTGAACTGCGCCATCAATATCCACCGCATCAAGATTGGTCGTTCCATCAACATCAATGTTGTCAAAATGTGTTGTTCCAGCAAAATTCACATCTGTAAATAAATCGTAAACTACCGCACCTGATCCTGCGCCATCTGTGGCGATCATTTTGACCTGACCAGCAAGCACCGCAACATTTGCCCCAGAGCCTTGGGTGAATGTCAAAGTTGCAGACGTTGCATTTTCAATCAGCCAAACCTTTGAAACAGTGTTGGGCAAAAGACTGACTGTGCAAGCCTGACCGCCACCAGTCAGCTTTAGATACATGCTGCGGTCAGCGTCTGATGCCCCATCTGCAAGTGTTATGTTGTCTGTGGAGTCGTTGGCAATAGCGCGTGTGCCGTAGCTGAACGCCTCCGCAATTATTTCTAAGTTTAAGTTTGTGACTGTTCCCCATGAACCCGACTGATCGCCAGTCGCCATTTCATTGAGGCGTAAGTCATTGTCATAGGATGAAGCCATTTTAGTCGATCCTTACAATTGCATTGCTTGCAGTAGCCGCTGGGAATACAATTTTAAAAGTACCACCAGAGACAGAGAAGTCACCACCAAAGTCCAAGATTGCAATTGCGCCTCTTGCGTTTGATGAAGCATCGCCCAGCGTTTTGTTGTAAATCAAAGCACCACGAGCAGTAAATGTTGCGCTTGTCCACTCTGGATCAGCCGCATCAAAAACACCGCTTGTGCTGTTTTCGGTGACCGCCTTACTCGCCAGCGCATTGCCGCCTGTTGTGTATCCATTGCCGTTGGCAACTTCATTGCTGGTTATGTAACCGTCTGTTGCCGCGCTCAGTGTCGCGCTGCTGGTGTATAGCGCAATGTAAATATTGTCACTGTCTAGGTGATGATCACCCAACAGAACATCTTTTTTAAAAAGTGTGGACATCGCTTGTGTGATAGCCATTATATGCCTCCATTGTATTCTGCTGTATAGTTCCTGCCCATCTCTTGCTGAAAGAGCTGCACAGCCTCATCAAACTGGCCTTTGTATAAGTTTAGCGTTTCTGGTGCTTTAAGGAAAGCAGAACTTTCAAACAATGCAGCTGCCAACAAAACAGCAGGTGCATTGGTGTCGATCCATGTGTCAGCGTTAGATGAACTCAGGCCAGCTCCTGGTGCTATAAAGTCAACACTATAGGCCAAGGTGGCTGATGGTGTTGGTGCTAATGTGATGACTGTTCCAGATGTTCCTGCACTATCTGTGCTGTACATTCTGGGTGTTCCTTGGGTCGTGGCATTTGGCCAATAATCACGAACATAAGAATCTAATCTGTGGTCAAGATATGTGACAACATTTGTATCTGTTATGGAAACCTGACGGATCATCCGAGCTGTTGGGATTGTGTATGAAGCTGTCCCTGCCACTAGATTCGCTGCGGAAGATGTCTGCCGGAAACAAGGAAGGTTCGGAAGCCTTTGGAACACCATTTCTTCAGCTTGCGCTATTATTGTGTCAATTGACGCGACGAACTCTGTAGAGTCATCTTCTATAAAATTTTGAATGTTGGCCTTTAGTGTTGTGTAACTCATATTATTCGCCCCATCCATCTTCTCCCCAGCCAGCGTTACCCCAGCCAAGTATATCTATGCTTTCGTTCCCGACGGCACCTGTTCCACTTGCGCCAGTGGCAGTTGGGGAGCCTACTAGAGCTCCATTTCCGACAGCACCTGTTCCACTTGCGCCAGCCACAATATCGCTTAGTTCAACTACAACCGATGCGAAGACAGGTGTATTTGCCTGCCCTCCCATAGCAGAGTGTTGGGTGCAGTAGTAGTAAAGTGTCGGTGCGCTGTCAGCAACAACTATCTGAGTATACGCGCCAGCATTTCCTGGAGTCCCAGAAGTTGTCACACCTGTTGTGTACTCGCTGCCTCCACCGTGTGTGCCGTTTGGCGTGGTGCTGAATCGCAATGGATGTCCGCTATTGCTGCTGTCGGACTGATCGAAATAATATGTTCTGCTTTCCATTAATTCCAGCGTGTCTTGCTGAACGCCAGCAATAAAGTATTTGTTTGCCCCGCCAACACTTTGAACCGTCACTGCCAAGGTTTGCACTGCTGCTACATCTATTGCAACTTCGCCGGAACCGGATGATCCTGTCACACTGATTTCTGTAGTGATAAGCAGTGAAATAGTGCCAACAGAACCTGTTCCACTAGCTCCAGCTACGGATGTGTTTTCTACATCAAATCTGGATATGCGACCAATGAAGCCTGTTCCATGAACACCAACTCCTGGCCTTTGACGAGGATCTACGAATGGATCATAATTAAATCCAATAAATATTTCAACATTCTCTGGATCGTTGTCTGGCCTTGGGCTGAAAAGAGCTGTTGCATCAACAACATTTTTCGCAGGAGTCAGCTGCGGCTGCTTTGGCTCCCAGTCTTCTGGGGAAACTCTGAGGCCATCCCAAGTTGTCTTGAGCTGAGTATAAGGCACACGTAATCCAGAGCGATCACTGATCGCTAAAGATCGTTTGCCTTTTGCATACTTAACTCTTGCCATCAGATAAGATTTAATCCTTTCGGCCGGACTCTCATTGAAACGCCATCATTGTCTGTCGCAGCTGCAAACTCGAATGCTCTTTCATAAACCTGATTCAACAAGTTAAATTTATCAGGGGCATATTTCATTGCCAACTTGCTCGCCAGCCCAGCACAGAGGCAATCTGTCCATCTGTAAGGGATGTCTGCATCTTGGTTGCTGGCTGTTATATCTTCGAGTTGATTTATTGACCAATAAACCAGACTGTAATCTGTCCTGTCTGGAACTTGCCAAACATTGATTGTTGGAGTGTATTGCTTGTCTAACATATATTGGCTTGGCTTGCCAGAAGAAGATTTGTTTGGCAGCTGGTTGTATTCTGATATGCTGACTCTTTGGATTGTTGTGTCAGTTGTTGTGCCGCCAGTCGTTTGGCGTATCACAACATCAATCAGATCTATCGTTCCGACAGGCAATGTGTAAGCTGTTTGGTCTTCGACCAAAGCTAACGTATTATTCTGGACAGCCCAATAATTTATTCCACGGTTAGCAAACTCGCTGAAAAGCAAATTAAGGCTCCTGCGAGCTGCTTTGGCTTGGTAGCCTGTCCGAGTTTCGTCGTCTATCCCGCACCGCTCAAATGATTCAGCGATTATCTCTTCAACATCTGGTCGGAAAGCATATGTGTTAGATGTCGCCATTCACTTTTCCTATGCGTAGTGTTTTTTCATCCGCAAAATAATGTTGTATGTGTCACCAACAGCTCCAAGGCCAGTTGTCGTGAACATGACATCGCCAGTTGTGCTGCCATATTCTACAGTTGATGGCAGTCCGCCAAACTTGCTGAAGTCTTGATATCCTATGTCATCAGCTGCCATATGCATCATTATGATGTCTGTGCTTGCATCTGCCTCAACCATGACCGTCATGCCTTGTATTATCCACCAACACTCCAAAAGACTGACAGAATTGCAAGACTGCCCATTGGCATTCTTTGCCAAAGTTGAAACATCAACTTTTTTTACAGCATCTTCATCCCCAGTGTCCACATACTGCAGTTGGAATGCCATGACTACTTCACTGGTGTTTTCAGTAATCGTCTTCACACTTGTAATGTTAGCCATCTATGACCCTCCTGTAAATTGTTGATGGGGCCAAAGCCCCACCAAATTAAGATGCATCCGAAGAGCTAGATATTCCAAGGAATTTCAGAACAATTACAGTGTCGCCACCAGGATCACCTGACACAACGAGCTCGACCTCATCTGAGGTCTCCAAAGCTGCTGTGGTTGTAGCTCCAGACATTCCTAAAATGCCATTGCAAGCAAAGAAGCCTTTGAATCCGACGCTATTGACTGCGACGCTGATTCCATCAACGAAGCCATCAGTATTAGCATCTGTGCCAATGTCTTGAAGATTAACTGCATTTGCAGCTGCAGTGGTGACCGCAATAGTTACACCCATTGGGATAAAGTTTGAAGGCATCCCGATGGCTGCTTCTTTGCCTGTGGTTGCGCCATTTGCAACAGTTATGGTTGCTTCATATGTTTGAAGCGTCATTGTGCTTGTTACAGCACCTGTTGTTGTATTTTTAGTAATGTCTTGGAATCCGTTTTCAGACCGGACTGGACCTTTAAATGTTGTATTAGCCATTATGATCTCCTGTCTTGGCTATTGTCAGCTGTTGCTGTCAGGATGGAAAAGGGAGGACGCTTCGCCCTCCCTAAATTTTATGCTGCGCCTTCAGACCCGAAGACACCACGCCAGTCAGTGAAGCCGAAAGAATAACGCTCGCGAACTTTGTAGCGGACATTACCAGTCTCGAAATCACCTTCCATGCCTTTTTTCATAGGCGACCTTTGGAACATCTTCAGTCCATCAGGGACATCAGTCTGCACAAAGAACCCATCAGCATCAGTCAAACGACGCATAACGTGATAGCCTTTGGGCAAATAACCACCGGACTTAATCGCATTAAGGTCATTGTCAGCTGTGCCTGTCCGGAGTGTCGACTCCAGCAGACGCTCCGCGACAAACTGATAAGCTGTCGGGATTATCAGCTGAGTGCCTTGAGCGGCAATCCGAAGACCACGGTCGTCTTTCATATCAGAGATTTGAATCAAGATTGACTCTAAAGAAGTCTCCGAAAGATCCGCCGCCGTCGCAAGGACATTAGACTGATTGCCATTCTGGGTTGGGTGAGAAGCACTCAACAAAGTTTGACCATCGCCACCAGTAAACCCAGCAGCTTGCGCATTGTTCAAGACATTTGCAGCCTTGATCTCTTTGGTCGAAGCCATCGACCGCGCAAGAGCTTTTGTGTAGCGAGAAGCGATTGAGCCATATTGGCCATCTTCTTCAGCTTCCTCGGTGATCGAGAATGCCAAGGCAATCGTTTCGTGCTGGTAACGTGCAGTCCACTGTTGCGAAGCAGCATCATAAGATACAGCCGCACCTTCATTTTTAGTGGGAGCGTTGCCAAAACCTTGCAACAAGACATCTTCTTCGAATGCCTTCTGCGAGGTGTTGCTTTCAAATACCGCAGCATACTCTTCTGGGTATCTGTCGTACTCAAGACCGAAGAGAGTGTTCAGTCCTGGCTCAAGCATTTTTGCAAATGATGCTCTATTCATTGCCATCGTTCAGACCCTCCTTATATACCAGCTACATTTGTACCAAGGATGTGTTCATCAATGAGCACCTCCATGATAGCATTTGCGCCGAATGCGTTGTCTGGAGAGTCGTAAAGTGCAATGATTTTGCAAGTAGCAATACCTGCAGCCATCGTTCCACTAATCTCAAAACCAGAGTTACCAGTCAGCGTGGACCCTGCCCCAGCAACAACATCAGCACAGTTGCCGATATTAGTCTGAGCTGTTGTTCCAGCGGACTGAACTTTGAATACGGTGAATGGATCATCGTACACATATGCTATGATGTCTGTAGCTGTTGTGCCTGATGGCCAATATTCACTGTAAACATACGAGCCATCTGCAGCGGTATAAGACACCCCAGCAAATACACCAATGTTGTTGGTTTCTGTTGCAGTGTGAGGTGTGATGACCCCATCTGCAGTCAGAATGCAAAGATCACCAGTGAAGATGTTCTCAGCCAAACCAGACGTAATGGTATACTTATTTGCACGAGGTGCATTACCGCTCATGTGGCGAATTGGGACGAACCCAAATGCGGCATCTACGTTTGCCATATTATCGCTCCTTAGCGTTAAAGGTTAATCATTCATGACAGAAACCGATCTGCCACGACTAACTTCAGACTTCCGATCTTGATAAATCGGTTGCCCATTGTTGCGTCCTAACGCATCAAGCTCTCCTGCAATTGATTCGTTCTGCTCTAAATTCCTTTTGTTGTACCATTCCTTTTGAGAGGCTCGGTCTTCAACAGGCATTTCACAGAGCAGCATTCCTTCAATTCCAATAGAACCTGCCCACTGGCCGTGGTTGATGGTCGGGAACAACTCATCTTTAACGGAGTCAGCAGAGCGTGGTGACCAGCCTTCGCGCATACGTTTGTATACATTGTCTGGCGAGTCTTTACCCTGAATCGAGGTTGTTACCCATCGTTGGACCATGCCAGGACGAGGCTTCGGTGCATCTAACAACGATGGTGGTTTCCATGCAGTCTTGGGACGAGCCTCTTCTGCACGGACTTCTTCGCGAGTCTCAGCTGCGCGTACATTGCGGGACTTTGTCATGACTTAGCTCCTTGCCTGTTTTTGAATTTCAGCTGCATATTGCTTCAGCCCTTTTTCGTCAGTGATGCCCAGCTCTCTGGCCATTCGGAGTTGATCTTGAGTCATTCTTGTCCTGCCATTTGTGCGAGGTGCTCCTGAACCGCCTGCAGTTGGCGCTACTGGTGCTCTGCTTTTTGCTCGTGGTTTGCCTTGCACTTTCCCCGAGTTTAGCTCGGGAAACACGTTTCGTAAACGAAAATCTAACTGATCGTAATATTCGTCAGATTCTTTGTCAAATCCTTCGAGGTCCAACTGCACATCAATCGCTCTTGCTGCGGCTGTTTCCCGCGAAAAACCATTGCTGTCGAACCATCTGTTTTTCTCCCACCAACTCATTGCTTTTTGCGGAGGTGGATTCTGAGCGGCCTGTTTTGCGCGACCCACAGTTGGGGAGGCTGCTTGTTGCTGGGCCATCTGCCTTTGCATCTCAGCAACTCGCATGGCTGCTCTCATGTCGGCCAACTGCTCGCTGAAAGACACTTGAGCTTCTGTGTCGCCTTCTTCAACAGCTTTGGAAAGAGCAGCGCGAGTCTGCTTGTATCGCGTGTTGAATTGATCTTGGGCTTGGTGCTCATTGCCTTTTTCAAGACGCTCAAGACGAGACTTCAGCTGCGCTGTTTCTTCTTGGTACTGGCGAGCCTGAACCTCAGCTTCTCTGCGTTGGTCCACTAGCTTTTTGATTCGCTTTTGGACTTTGCCGCTGTATTCTTCTTCGGTGTCTTCTTTCACAGCTTCTTGCTTTTCCTCTGGGGAATCAGACTCATCTGTGACTTCAATTTCAAAGTTGTCGTCTTGGCCAGAAGTTTTCTTGGCCTCAGCGATCTCTTTCTCGAGCTCTTCGAGAACTACACTTTCATTCATGGCTTACCTCACTCCACATACGCTGCAATGCTGACGCCTTCTGGCAAGACCGATGTGATCTCGTCATCATTAAGGAGCAACATTTTGACGCCATTGATTGTTAATTTTTGACCTGCGTATTTGCCGTATGTTACAGAGTTTCCCTCTGTTGGCCACTGGCCTTTCCATGCTTGGCCTGTGTCACGGTCTCGATACGCCAATTCACCCATCGCAAGGATTGTGCCGTGGGCTGTGAGGTATTCTTCATTGTCTTTGGAGCTTTCCGGAAGGAAAATGCCACCTTTTGTTTTAGCCTTGGCTTGATTAGGCTGAACCAATACTTTCCAGCCCAGTGGCTTGGGGAACTGGTGCGACCCTAACGTCGCATTGGTCTGCTCATCTGTGATGAGGTCTTTTGCATGCGGATGAGACATGATTATTCATCCTCCTGATTCATTTTTTTCATCGTTTCATCGATCAATGCGCAAGCCTGTTCTAAGCCTTCCGCAATCCCGACGTTTTTGCTGTATGACTGAAAGTCGCTCATGCGACCTTCAACCATCTCGCTAGCTATCGCTGTTTTCTGGAGCCGGATCTGCTTCTTGATCTCTCTGATCAGATCGATCATCGCTTTCCAATCCTATTCCACCGCCACCACTCATAGAAACGCCAGTGACAAAAACTTCAACAACTTCTTCGGTCTTTTCCTTGGGCACTAGTACCCTTTCTTCTTTTTCTTCATAGTTTTCTTTTTCTTCATCCCATGCTTCATTTTTGATCCTCCTTTGGATATAAGTGACGGGAAAGACGACCTGTTCATTGTTTATCCTCCTCTTCTCCGGAAGTCAACAATGGTGCAACACCACCGACAGACAAAAGTTTAATTAGGCTGCTCAGAGCTCCAGAGTCTCTTTGTGCCATCGGCTCAGTGCCTTGTTTGTAAACTGAAGTGCTTTTGTCAAGATCCCTTAAAAGTGGTGTGTTGTATTCATCCACTGGGATGAATTTGACAAGCTGATCTTGGCCTTTTTGAGTGTCGCCAAGGAAAGCCATCCGATTGCGCCCATCATGAGAAACAATCTCAGCCCAACTGTCTGCGCCGCCCAAAGAATAAGGATCTGAAGCTTGATATGCGAGCTCTGGCATGTCGCTCCAAGAGACTCCCTGAGATTGCAACTTGCTCAGGGCAGAACGCTTTTCAGCA